TCTCGGTATGCGTTTTTTGCATAACTCAGTGGTAGAATTGGAAAAGGACGCCCTATGGGGCGTCCTTCGTTTCATTTTACGTTTCATATTTTGAAACGATTGACCCAAGTCTTACGTTTCTTCTGCTAACCGCGAAAAGTATGACAGATCGTCTTCGTCATCATCAGATGCCACTGGCTCTGGTGTAGGACTTTCCTTAAAGGAAGGTTTACTAAATGCAGGTGGCGCTGCGGGCGGTGCTTCGCGCACGTCATAGTCTGCATTAGTAGATGGGGCGGTTACACCTAAAACACGATCAAGCCGTTCCTTGATTTGCTCATACGTTTTAAAGTTAGTAGGATTAACAAACTCTTCGAGGGAGTGTTGTTGTCCATAGATAGACTCAAGTTTCGCATCATCGTCTGATAGGGCACTTGTGCTATCAAATTCAGATTTGTCATAATTACCATAACCATCAACAGTACGATACTTCAGTTTGAAGTTTGCACCATTCCAGAAATCAAATGGATTGATTGGCTCCTCATCTTCAAACTGTGGACGCATAATATCGTTCAGTTTATCGAAGATTTTTTTACCAAACGAATAAAGGAATACTTTTCCATCGTTGTCTGGATTTGCGGGATCTTTGACAACATAAATGTTTGAAATATATTTCAATTTACGTTTACGATCCCGAGCGAGATTCTGATTATCTTGCGAACCAGTACCCCACAGTTCACCATTACTTTCACAAACCGGACATGGTTTGCCAATAGTGGTTGGGCAGTTATCAATTAACCAACCGCCTGGGCCTTTGAAACCGTGATTGAAAACACGGACCCACGGCAAATCTTCACCTTCTGTTGGAGGCAGAAACCGAATAACCGCATAACTGTTGCCAGTTTTGTCGATAGTGGGTTTCCACATACGATCATCTTGTGATGATGAATTAGATTGTGGGGATTGTGTTTTCTCCAACTCTTCAGCCAGACGGGTGAAGTTGTTGCGATTCTTTTTAAGTGCTGCAAAAGACATATTGTCCTCCTTATATGCGCTGTATGTTTGTATGTTTTTTATATCTTGTTTTTTCAGTATACACTATATCGGCGTGTGTGTCAATAAGCAAATCAAATAAACTTGCCATAATTATCATAATAATCCTCAATCAAAAGGGACTTAACGACCCCAACATAATATTCAACATCCACCGTCAGAAACGATGAATAGTCTTTTATCTTCTTAGTATAGACTGGCCAGTAAGTCGTGTCATTGATTCTAACCTTGTCAACAAAATTAAAAATCATATCATATATAACCAAAGTCTCGAAACAAATTTCTCCGTTCTTTTCCATCTGAACTATCAGCGGATAATCGCCGGATACAGATTTAAAAATATCATTAAACTCTATCTCTTTCTCAGTCCCAGCCGCAAACAATTTGTCACAATCATTAGCGAATAGATATTTTATACTATGCAGTCTTTTCTTCCAACTTTTATATATTTCTTGCGTCTCTTTATCTAAGAGATTTTTAGTCCACATAAATTCGTTTCTGGAAACTGCAAGATTTCCACTTTCAGTCACATTTAAAAATACCGACAACAAAAATTCTTCTAAAGATTTCTTATCATATCGTTTAGAGAGCTCTTCGAATGTTCTCTTATCTTTACGATTATGATATGCTTCTATCCTTACTTTCGAACCGCCTTTGTATTTCGTATAATCATATTCCTTACTGAAATGATTTCTCATTCCAAGATAAATTTTAAACGCCTCAAAGTCATTGATTTTCTTACTGGACATATAAATCATAGGGGCAATTTTTCAGTTGATTTACGAACTAAATTGAGGCCCTCCGCTTCATATTTAATTTTTTCCTTTATGAAAGAACTTAATAAAGGTGTTACATTTTCAATCTCCAAATTATTCTCTTCGCACAGATGAGTAATAGATTCGATATACGACATTCTCATGTCGGAAACGGTATTTTCAACATCTGTACAGAATTCTTTTGAACTTTTTAGTTTTAGCATATTCACTCCTTCGGTTTACGCTGTAACGTATATATTATCATTATACGCTACAGCGCAATTTTTGTCAATACCTTTTATTCAGATTTCCAAATTGTCCAACCGCCGTACAGGATAGAAACCCATGCCGCAAGTTTTACAAATGGCGATCCCAATAAAATTAGAATTCCAAAAATAATCAATAGTGCGCCGTCCCACGAAGTTCTTTCGTCTTTCCTGTTGAGCACCCATTCTTTTAGTTTCATTATTTTTTCCACAAATACCTCCTTTCGTTAAGTTTCTTTTAACACATCACTCGTTAATTAATATGCACTAGACACTGTTGAACCAATGCTCGTTGTCGAACCTGTCGAACCCAATGAGACATCACCTTGCGCCGCTGTGTTTGTTGTGGTCGAGCTCACAGGGGTTTTCACCATAGCGGCCGCAGTGATTGCGGGGTCAAACCGAAATCCGTTAAATTTACCATGAATATTTCGAACAGTGGCAGTAACCGTCACATCAATAGGATTGTTACTAAACTGCTGTGGAAACACAACGTGCATTGACTGATCCGATGTGATATTTACTTTTTGTTCAAAGGTAATGTCGCCCAAATGATGGCCACATACAAATTTTACAGAAATATTTTCATATTCATCTTGGTCCCAGTTAGCAATTTCGGTCATACCAGACAATAAACCATTCGTCATTTGATCAAATACTACATGGTGATTTGTGCCCGCCGCAAAAGAATTTTTGTTTTCATAAATTTCAATTGTGGCAGTCGGGTCGCCTTTTACGAGCGCACCAACAAAAATAATCTTTATATACTGAGTATCTGCTGTTTTGTTTGTATAATATGTAGTGGCGTCCATGTTTTCTTGAAGTATATCTGGTTGACTTTCATCACTAAAGTCTATCACACAACCCACCGTGTCACCCGAAGACACAACCGTTTTTATCTTTATTGATTTTGATTGTCCCGAAAGAACTTCAATGAGGGGCACCGTATGACCGTTTTTTACGGGAATATCGAAATCATATAATGTATATAACTTTCCGATGGTTTCACCTTCTGGGCCCAGTTCGCCCGAGCTGTTTATATGTGCCCCATTGGGAATTTCTGTTTGCTGCGGGCCCGCCTGATCATTATTTTTATAAGTACCAAGCCACAAAGCTCCGACATTTCCGAAATCTGGATCGGGATCTTTTGTCCAAGGTTCATACCACATTGCCAACCTCGAGGCGACCTGCATGGATAATCTAGGGCTTATAAATTTTCTAACTTTCATCTGATTTCCTAAAACTGATTTTTATATTCTTCTACCATACCGATCAATTCAACAATGTGGTTGTCGCGTTTCGATGTGAACACTTCGGGTTCATCTTTATCTTTTATCGCAGCGATAATCACTAGACTATTTATAGGCATTTGATAACGCTCTTCAAACATAACTGCATATCCTGCCGCTTGTCTAAAATATTTTTCCAATTTTCCATATTTATCGCCTATCATACTCTGTCGCGAAGTCTTAAAGTCGATGATAGAAAGTTTACCATCAAATTCTCCCACGACATCAACCGTGCCGGCGAGTCCCAAGTGATCTGAATACAGTGGTTTTTCTTGGGCGTATATGTTGTTGACTCTCTCGTCAAGAGTCGGTTTTATCTTTAGAAAAGTTTCCATATCATATGGCATCGTTTTTTCGTTTTTCCATTCAATATTGTTTAAATGGTCTTCAGCCATTTGATGGACATTGGTTCCGCTGCGCGATGCCTGTGTCGAAATTTTATTTGCTTCCGCTTCTCCAACACGTTTTCTCCATTCCATAATTCCTTTGCGAGAAAACCAACCCAATACAGTAGTGATAGAGGGATACTTACCACCATCCGGTGTAAGATAAAATCGTTTGCCGTTTTCTTGTATTCTACTAAGTGAATGTGTCGGTAGGTCGACACCCATATGATTAAACATTATTTATCCTATTTTGTTTTCAAAAATCATTAATTCTTTGCCAGACCCAGTTCCATCAGATTTAACTCCATATTCTGAATTTGTTCTATTAAATATTTTATAGTTTTCAAAATGGGGAATAAATTTTTCCAGTACCAATTCTGGATGTGGACAGATACAAGTATAACTAAGTTCTGGTCGATCATGTTCCGTATATGACCATTGTACAGATTCAAATTTAAAATCTCCACCAGCGCCAGCCGTATGTCGATATGGTAAATTGAAAAACTTTCCATCGCCATTAAATATGGCCACAATTATATTACCGCCGGTTTTAGTGATATCTATCATTTTGTCAAAAAACTTCAAAACTCTGTATAATGATTTTTGATGTGAATATCCTAACCAGAAATTTGTAACCAAATCAAATCTATCAGTAGTATCCCAAGTCAGCACATCCCCATTTATCATAGACACTCTGTCATCTTTGCAACGCGAGGTCATTGTTTCAGACAAATCAATACCAGTACGTTCAAAATTCCCAATGACGTGGGAAAGATGATAACCAGTTCCACATGCAAAATCGCACCAAAGCTTTCCATTATTTTTCTCTATGGTTCTTAATTCGAAAATAGTATCTCCCGACCATAATGATTCATTATATCTATTTTCATAAAGTGCCGAATAATCTTTATCGTCATACGGATTGGCCATGTGTGTTATACCTTCTGTTTGAATTAGTATAACACACACGAGGTAGGTTGTCAATAAGCTTTGCAAAATTACTTATTATTTATGCAAAACCCAATTCTAATTTATTAATAATGTAGTCTTTTACTAATCCGCTTCTGACAATATCTTCTGTGCCAAATTCGATAAAAGAGAAGTCCTGCATTTTCTTGATAATTTTCATAAATTCTAAAATGCCATCTCTCTCATCTTTCCACTTAAAGTCCGATTGTCTAAAATCGCCACAAAACATGAGAAGACAATTATCCCCACATCGAGTTATGACAGAATCTAGTTCATGAAAATTCATGTTCTGACATTCGTCAACAATTAATATACTATCATAAAAGGTTCTACCCCTAATGAATGATGTCGAGCTAAAATTTATAAGATTATTTTTTCTCAAATTGTCGTATGCGGTTCCGCACTCCATCAATTCGTTTGTGATAGATTTATATGGTACTTCATACGCCTCTATTTTTTGTTTTTCGGAGCCAGGAAGAAACCCCATATCCCTCGTAGGGACTACGCTTCTTATTATTTGAATTTCTCTGTACTGGGATTTTGGAACTGTCAATTCTCGGAGAGCCAAATATAAAGATATAAAAGTTTTGCCTGTTCCAGCAACACCATGCAGAAATACATGGTCTCCGTCATCGAACGAATCGAAAACTTCTTGTTGGGCTGCGGTTATAGGCAAAACTTCTTTTAAATCTGTGCTCCTGTTATCAATACCGATAAATCTTGTATTACTTCTTTTTAATCTTTTAGACTTTCTACTCACCAGTAACTCCTTAGTTGTTAGGGGAAAAGCGTTGAAGTCTTATGCCTTAATATGAGCCAATTTCTGTGGTCAATTTTCTGTCGCCGCCAGAGCCGTGTACTCTGTCGATTTTATCTAATACTCTTTCCTTGAATTCTAATGGAACTTTTTTTACGCCCAGACGAACAGGATCACCAAGAGTCATTTTGGTGAATGTTTGTTTTAGGGCGCAATTTTCAGAAGAGTTGCATTCCGGGCACGGTCCATTCTTAACGAATTCTTCGCGTTCAGAAATTTTGCACGAATGTTCAAATTCGTGGCTGCATTTTGTACATCTAAATGAATATAGTGGCATTGTTACCTCAAATTTTTATAAAGATGTTGGGCATAAAAAATACTTATCAAATTATACTTTTCCGTTTGTGATTTTTCAATCTCGAAATTCATAATCATACTAATATATATTTTTATAGGATTCCCAACATCCCTGTTTGGTGTTAGTTAGTCTTTTTTAGAAACAAAAGAATACATTTCTTTTGCCTTTTCCATTAAGTCCGAAATACTATACATTTCATATGCCTTTTCAACATCGTCAACACTTTTTTTACCTTGTTCATAAAGGTCGTTCATTAACTGAATATTCATCTGATGTTGCTGGTCCATATAGTCTTTTGCTAGGCCAAGCATATCTGCTCTTATCTCAAAGGGATTTTTATTATTAGACATTTTATTTCTCCTGTGTGTTTGTGTGTTTAGTCATGTTCGCCGGTATTGCGACGACCATTATATCCATCGATTTTATTAAAAACTTTTGGATTTCTTTT